GTTACGCTGTCTAGCAGCTTCTCTAGCTCCAGCGTTAGGATCTTGACACACGGCAAAATTCAATAAAGGGTAATTTGTTTGGGCCGAAAGGAATTTTTCGCAAAAATTTAAAGCCCAAAAATTTTAATAGTTTTAGGTGAATAGTATTACGACAGTCAACTACATTCCAGAGTAAGGGTTCAGACCGACCTTCAATGAACCGTTTAGATTCTCTAGCAAATGTAATCGGGTAATCATGGATTGCAGGTGTACATAGCATCCAGACTTCTCCTTGTGGTCCGACTCCAGCCATACCAGCAGTCTTGCCGTTAGGCACTTCAAACCACACCGCAGTAGCCTCTGCAGCTATCCAATGGGCATAATCTATAGGATCATTCCCGTGGCCTTCTTCGACCTCTCTACGGTCTTCTGGGCGTAAGTTAGAGGCCACCTCTAAGGCAGCCTCCAGTGTAATTGGGTGAATGTATTTAGACACGTCTATAATATTTAGGTGAATAGTCTCCTTCCCAAGACATTGATCTTAAGGTAGCAGGAGCTGGGTGAGATGATTTAACAGTTATATCTACATTACTATTCTTCTCATATACTGGAACAGTTTGCACATGTTCTTTTAAATATGGTGCATCTGCTACATCGTATTCATCCATAGTAGTAGATTCATATACCTCAGTATAGTCTGATTTACCTACTCTTTCTAATGTAGTAGCATATAAACCTATTTTACCAAAGGCTAATTTCAATCTATGTACTACTAATGAGGAGTTAATATCAGATCTAAACTGTTGTCCTGCTTGTTGTCCTACATATATTCTAGGGAATTTTACATTATATTCATAGAGATAACCTATATGTACTGTAGCACTAGACCAATCTCCTGGTACTGTAAACGAAGTTCCTGCAGATGTAACTGTTACTTCAGCATATCTACCTTCTCTAGCTGTAGCAGAGTTAGAATCAACAATAATAAGTTTACCATTAGGTGCTGGGTTTGTACTTACATCTGATTGCCAATTGAATACACAACCTCCAGTACCATGAGTAAATGTAGTTAAATGTGTAGTTGAATCGAACACACCTCCTTGGATCTCTACATGATTATCTAGATGTAATAGGTAATTAACACTATCTTGATCTATTGAAGGATCAGCAGCAGCTTGTAATATATTTATACTTTGTAAGAAATTATCTTTATCTAGGAAATAATAAGTATCATCAACTATAAAATGATATTTAATAGGTACGTTATGTTTCCATTTAAACCATGCAGACTGTTGTCTTTGATCGGCTTGGTTGAAGTATTTGAATCCATATACTGTATCACTATTATGTTTACCAAACATAACAAGACCATTCTCTCTAGAGTTTGTAACTAGATCAATGCTATTAGGTAATAGAGATGGTACTAGTTTACTGGCTTCTACAATATCAGGTTTACCTTCTCTACTGATATTTGCCATCTCCTGAAATCTACTATATTTACCTGAGTTATCTATAAAACCAGTGGTAGTTCCCATATTGACGGGAGGTAATTCTTTATTATAGTTATAAGTAGCAATAGCTCGTAATTTGGCAGTATCTGGATTGAATATAGTATCATCTGAAGCTAGTAAGAATTGTTGGTTTGTACTGAAACATAGTAATCCAGCTGGTGTTTCTATTCCATCAAATAATTCTGAAGGAAAAGTAGAAGAACTAGATATATCTACAGGGTCAGATCCACTAACTGTTAAAGCAGAATTAAGCCAGAAATTACTTAACCCTCCAGCTCTAGATGTGATAACATTCTCTCCTGATAAGAATACTAATCTGTTTCTAAAGAATAATACTCTATTTATCTTAGATGATCCATCAGCAAACGAAGGTTTAGGATTAGTTACATCATCACCTACTTCTCTATCAGCCCATGAGTATTCTTTGACTAGGAATATTATAGGATTAGTACCATTAATAGGTTGTCTTTGTAAGATATGAGGCATAGTAGCAGCGTTCAAACTCTTTACTATACCAGGAGCTGGACACTCTTGCCATGAACCAACACCGTCAGTGTTATTCTCTCCTACAAATTTAACATAATAATCGTCTTCTTCTGAGTTTCTAGTATTAGATACTTTAACTATATAACCATGCTTACATTGTTGAGGTAAATCTGATACATCATTAACCTCAGTCTGCATGACTCTCATCAAATCTCTTTCTACTACTTCTACATTAAAAGCTTGTGAGTTAGAGTATATATAAATACCATTACCGATTACTTGATAAGAAAGTCCTGTACTACCTAATTCAGCTGCAAGACCACCTAATATAGTATCAGGTGTAACGGCTGTATCAGCATCAAATGGAGTTGGTCTAGGTCGTATAAGACCATTTGCTCCTCCATTGATAGTTACTCGTACTGGAATTGATTCTACTTTTTCAATCCTTATAGTATATTCATAATTTGTAGAAGAAGCATACATAGTTACTGCTGGTACAGTTCCTGTTGAAAAACCTTCTCCACCATGTAATAATTCTACATTTCGATTATAAGTACAGGCATAATGTGAATCATCAGATCCATCACCGTCCATCCTACCTTGTTGTCCTAAAGTAGTTATACGGAATATTAAATTCCTTGCAGAACCGGAATCTACAGAAAATACTTGTGTCCCTATACCTGGACATCTACCAGTACCTGAGCCTTCAGTTAAGGTATCACTTTCTAATCTAATCTGTGTAGCTACTGAATTACTAGTTGTACCAGTTTGTGCAGGATCATGTATATTTAATGCATATTGTCTACCGTTTTCTGTTCTTAATAAATCTACAAATGCTGAATATGTATGTGGTCTACTATCTGTAGTACCTGTTGTAGTTACAACTGTGTCTCTATTATTTAAAAATGTACTATCATTAATAGTTAAAGCTTGTACGTCTTCAGTATTACTAGCTGATAAATAATTTGTAATTGAGGTATGGGCAGCAGTACCTGAGTTATAATTACTCTGTGTATATGCTCCACTAACTGAAGCATAATGTACAAATATCTCATCACCAGCAGAGTTTACCTTTGTACCCCCAGCATTATAGATATCATTTGTACACCACATTCTGATTTTACCATCTGCTGCTACTTCACCTATATAAGAACCTTCTTCTTCATCACGATAGTAGTGAAATAATGTACTTTTAGTACCAGTTGTACCTTGTACATTAGTCAACTTAGCTGTTTTTATTCTAGTAGCACCTGGTCTCTTATATAAACCATAGGTAATATCTGGTATAGAATTCTGTGTATCTGTAACTTGTCCTGGGAGTTTCAATTGATCTGGCTGTTCAGATATACCCCCATTATAACTTTGTACTGTTTGAGTAACACTAGCCATTATCTTGTAAGGTTTCTCCAGGGTTGATATGTTCTATAAGTACTATCTTCTGGGAATCCAAACATAGTAGGATTACCTTGATTGCACTCATATTCCAATAAGGATGCTCTAGCAAGTGATTCTTGATTTGCTAAGAGTTGAGTTAGTTGTGGGTTAGATACAAGTTGAGTGGCTGCTTGTCTTGATGCTCTATATATTATATAACGTTGAAATACAGTAGGTATTTTCTCAAATTCATATAGAGTAATCACATCTAAATATATACCGTCTGACGATAACTCAGACCAATCATCAGTATGATCGAATTTATCATATAAATATCCATTTCTTATTACTACATCATATTGTCTTTTAACCCAACCTTCTTCTACATCTATCTTTAATACATTGGTAGCAATAGGTATCTTATTAGTAGTAGAATCAGGTTTATATTGGACATGTTTTTCTGTATTAAAATGCCATCCTTCAGATTGTACATCTACATTAGAATCTCTTAATAGATTATATATAAATGATACTTCTGGATTATCATAATTTATTGTTGTTACTGGTGATTGACCGATAGCTCCCAGTATTGCATTTACAGCGGATAGTTCGGTATCGGTATCAATTGTTGTGGAAGCCATAAGTTATATGAATAAAAAAAGGGAGCCCGAAGACTCCCCTAATATGTTGGTTAATTTTTTTAAGTTTAGCCGAACGCAGCTGGCTTAGTGTTTGTTCCGCAGAACAACTCAACAGAAGCAGCTGGGTTTAGATAGTCAGCACCCATTGCTAGGCGTCCAAGTATCACGTCACCTTGATAGATAACGGAAACGTCACCTGAGGTTACTTGTACCTGAGGGCCAATGGCCTCAACTACACCTGCAGCTTCACGTTGGAAGATGAGTCCACAAGAGTTGTTGAACTTAGCTTCTTGTCCGTAGTCATTTACAGTGTCGTTATGCTGATCAC